CCATTCGGGAAATTAGTATTTTCCATTAGTTACTCCTTATACCCCTGAGGTACCGTAGACTGAACGAGGATCATACCACCCAAAAGCACAACGATAATAAGCAACAAACATGTGAACGTATGCACGAACTTGATCTTTGTCCATTAATCGAAGATCTTCTCTCATTTGGTAAACAAGACCGTCAACATTAGTACGAATGAACCAAGCTTTGTCACTAGATAAATAGTCCATAACTTGATAACCATCCATATATTCCCCTTTGATAGGGTTAATAGCATTGTTAGCAGTCATTGCTTGGAAATCAGAATTAAGAAGTTGTTTAGCAGTCCAAGAAAGTGCCCGAGGTACAACCAAGGTCTTGGTTTTTGCCATAATCTTCATACCTTTAGCATCAACAAATCGAGAAATGTCAGTGTCTGCTGTTTTTAAGGCAGATTCAGTTAAACTCATTTGATTAGTAGGACGGTTTTTAAAAGTTCCGCCAGTTAATGTAACTAAATGGCTAAGACTGAACAAAGGTTGTCCGTCTGCACCAGGGTAATTAGAGTCAAACCCATTGTTAAAGATGTTCGCAGCAACAGTTTCTTTAGTCTGCTGTGCTGAACGAGCTAGTTTAACAGGGTATTTCCTGACTTCATTATATCTGTCATCTACTTCTGCTTCGTGTGTGATATCGAAACCTAAGCTAAATGCAATATTAGTAAGAACAGTTTGGTATCCGTCGCCCGCATCATCAAGGGAAGAATTTTGACCTTGTGCTTTGACTTGGAATAAACCAAACGCGCCTTCTTCTTGATATTTTTCAGATGCTCTATCGGAAGTAATAGTATCAAATACTTGAGGAAACTGAAGTTTAAATTGATCGTACTCTAAACCGTAAACTTTTTTAATACCATCGTAAAGTAACTGTTGAATTGAGGAGGTAGTGATAAGTGCCATTGATTACCTTTCTATACGCTCGTATTGCTTTCGTAGAGATTTTCTACGAACATTACACGTAATTTAACATGTTCGCCCCACTCATTGCCCGGACGTTCGACTTTACCTAAGATTCTCATTTGTTGACCTGTGCCAACATTAGATGAGTCTAATTCATATTTTGAAATACCAGATACAGTAGATCCGGCAGTTCGAATAAAATCAGCAGTAGCACCCACGCAAGCGACGGTTAAAGCTACCCCTGTACTTGCTTGAACTTCGAAAATGTGACTTTTTACGGGAACTGATAAAATTGTTCCCGCAGTAGATGCAGGAAGATAAGAAAGAGCTAGTCCTTTTGAATCTAAGAAACCTACCGCTACTCCTGCCAGTGCAATACCGATACCATCGGTAGCCTGTGCATAATAACCGTCTGCTTTCTGCATAACAGGATCTTTCTTAAAAATTGATGGAGTATTAGAAGCATCCACCGAATATGACTGAAGTCCTACTGATTCTTCACTAACGACACTGTCCGAAAGTGTAAACCCATTGGCTTGATCAATATTTGCCATTGACTATTTCCCTTCTTGTTTTAATCTCTCCAGATACCCCTCCATAATTTACAGTCATCCCACCACGTTCTTTGTAGTCGGCTTCCATCTGATAAGGAGTATTTTGTTGAGATTGCCAATATTTATAATGTTTCTCGGATACGGATTTTTTGACTTTCATCAAACTTAGTTCTTCCCATCTAACTTGTGAATCAAATGAATTAGATTCTCCTACAGTTAGATTTTTAAGAATTGATTCGCCTCCAACAATGTCACCCCAGGTACAATCAACCGCGCCTATCATTAATCTGTTAGCCCGGTCTTTATCTGATACTAAAATGATATTGTAATCGGGATCATTGCATTGCGCTTCTGATAACCCGTATGAAGGTAAAAAAGGCTCATCGTATATGTCGAGAGGACCTTCTTCTAATTCTGAGTTTGATAAAATATGGGGAGCAGAACTTTTAAGTTCCGAAAGTTGAGCGGCATTATCATTGATTTCTTTTAAAAGACGTTCCTGATAATGTCGAATTTTGGTGACAAGAGAAATAAAGTTTTTATGATCTAACGATGCTAAAACTTCACTTCCGTCATCTAATAATATTTTATACTCTCCTTTTGCCAGCTTGTCAATAGAAATTATTTTTGTGTAATCATACGTACTAACATTTAAAATAATTCGTTCCATTTAATTAACTCCTTTTCGTACTTCAAGTACCATTTCTTTGACTTCTTTATCGGTTTTAAGGTTAGGCATTAAAAGGCGTACTAATTTAATTTCATCAGCCGAAATTCCATTATTAGTTACCGTAGGAGAAGAATTAGACACTCCATCTGTGAAAGAAAGTTTTGGTGTAGTAGATTTAAACTCAATTAATGTACGCTTTGCTACTTCGTCTAATCGTTCTTGTGCTGATCTTGATGACCAATATGAATCTGCTCTTAACTCAGTATCTGTTGTAATAGCAACAGCTTTCATTTTTTTATTTGTGTTATACCAAGGATACTCAGTGCCAAAATAAGTATCGGGATTAAATTCTTGTGATTGAGGTGCATTATATTGTTGAGTAATTAACATCTTTTCAATCTCAACAATTTTTTCTGTATCCCCTTCTTCATACGCTTGATGTTTTTCTCGAATAAGACTATCAATTTCTTTGTCTTTTTCTTTTAATTTCAAAGATAAAAGCTCATTCTCAAGTGAGGAAATTTTACGATCTCGCTCTTTAATTTGATAAGTTTGCTCATGTATTCTTTCTTGAGCGGATTTTTTTCTAGGAGGTTCTTTTACCTCAGGTTCTTCAATAATTTCTTCTTCAATAATTTCTTCTTCGTGTTCTTCATTTTGTAAATCTTGACTAAGCATCCGCTTCCTCCTCTTCTTCTTTTAAAATAATAAAAATATTAGATTCTTTTACTATAGAAAGATTATCTCCATATCTTTCGTGTAAAGTACTTGTTGCATTTTTACCGAAAATAACAATATCTCCTGGTATAACTGAATGCACATTAGGTCCTATTTTTAAAACAATTCCTTCACATTTTCGAAATGATCCTTCTGCGCCTTCAGGAATTATAAATCCTTTTATGTTTACTTTTTCAACTAGCTCTTTAATTAAAACACTGTCCCATAAACATCTACTTATTTTAGTTTTTTTCATCTAACGCTTTCCTCCATCTTTCTATTACATTTAAAACTTCTTCTAGTACTGCTACTTGAGCTTTTACTTTTTCAAAATCTTCTAATACGGTATAAATCAATGAATGCTCAAGACAAAGTTTAGTGTAAATAATATGCTCAATAAAGTGAGTAGTAACTCCCTCTTGTAACCAACTATCAATAGCAGATAATGAAATCGGTACTGGTCCTTCATCTATAATATTAGCCATCTTCTCATTAAGCTGGTGCATTAACATTTTGTTCACCTCCTTGTGCTTGAGCTGCCGCCATCTGAGATTGTTGCTGCATTTGTAATACTGCTTGATCCATTATTGAAGATAATTGAGTAATTACGTAAGGGGTTTCTCCTATTGCTTCTAATCTCCTTTCCATTACAAGTTTTAATGCCTGAGGGTTTTGAGCTAAAAAAGGATTGGTTTGAACAATCTGTGCCATATAGTCTGCTTTTTGCAACAGTTGTGCATCTGAGATCACATTAGGATCTGTTACTAATGCTACCCCAGGGAAGTTATCAAAATCCTCAATAGCCACAAAAGATTGGCTACCTGTACCGTCTACTACTGGTTCATTGACCTGGTAATATGTAACCTCGTCTAAATACATTGAGTTCATCTGAGCAATAAGGTAAACCTCTCTAGTGCCTAGTGTGCGATGGATACGTCCTTGAATAGCAGTAAATACCTTAGCTCCTTGCTCTACCGCGATAGCTGTTGAAGAGGCAGTAGTATCGGAACGTGGTGCCGCGCCAGTAAAAAGTTCTGTAACAGTAGTAAGTCTGTCTGCATAACCTTGTAGGAAAGTTGCTAAAGTCATTAATACAGAAGAAGGTGGTTGAAATTCTAAAGGTAAAACTTGATCTCGAAGTTTTTCATCTCCTCTAATTTCTATTTCCTTAAACTCTCCCATCGAAAATAGCATACGTCCACGCTTAAATCCTGCTGATTTTCGAATAAATCCACCTTTTTGATTAGATAAAGTACCCGCATCCGTCATCTGATTAATTGCAGTATTAATAGCGTGGTTAATACCATATAAAAGAGACCCAAAACCAAAACCAAAGATAGATCCTGGGTTATTTAAAAATATATAATTTACAAAAAAATCAATTCGTTTTCCTGTTTTAGGATTAATTCTTCTTACTATTCGAAGAATTTGTTGAGAGTCTTTATCCATTGTGATAACAACAGGATCTTTAATACCCGAATCTTCAATATCACAATAAGTGTGACATTCTAAAATTAAGCGATACCCTATTCCCTGATCTTGGTTATCGCTTGAAATTGGCATATCTTCATTACTTTTAGTTGAAGGTTGAAAAATATCAACATCTTTAATCTGTCTATAAAGCTTTTGATCTGTTTTAATTTTTACATCGTTAGGGTTCATAAACAGATGTTGAGTGTATCGATAGCAATTTTCTAACGATCGAGTTTTAGCGTCCACAATAAAGTCATCAGGAAGTACATAATCTGATACAGGGCGTCCCTTGACCGAATCCCAATATACTTTCCTAAATGCAAATCCATCACGCGCCAACAATAAAAGAGTATCTTCCATTGATGAATAAAACTCTTTCATCTCAAACATTAACTGGTAGTTCATATATTTTGCTACCCGTTGGCCTTTTTTATATTCTGTTTCTTGATTGGAATTTATAATCGGCTTCACAATCTTGTAAGGCGGTAATATTACCGGAGAAGCCCGGGATTGGAAGTTTATACAAGCCGTTGTAATAGTAGGAAGAAGAACATTTGATGCTCCTGCCCAAGGAGTATCTTTCTTTTTGGTAATGAGCTCAAATAACTTAATATATTGTTCTCGGTGTTCTCTTAATACCCCTAAACTATTATAGTCACGACTATATCCTTCATACATATCTTTAGAAATTTCTTCTAACTTCTCTTCACTCATTTTAAGTGCCAGATTTTCAAATACTTCAGATTCTGGATTTAACGCCCCAGCCATCTGTTTATCCATTGTTATTTCCATTTTAATACCCCGTTACTGGATTTTTTGTATCTCGTGATGCGCTATGTTCGTGCTCTTCATACTCTTCTTTTGGTTCAGTAAAAGAAGTGTTAAGTAAAGCAAGACGATAAAGATTTTCACATTGGTCATCGTCCTCTTTGGACGGCTTTCCTGTTTTATCATACATCCAAGCATAAATTTGCCTGGTACATACTGGTAAATCTCTAAAGAAGAATAATGAGGGTATTTTATTTAAGGTCATAAGTAAAGAATTCAATTCAATAATACCATCATCTTTATCTTTACTTGCCGTCTCTAATGTATACCCAAAACGACCTATTCCTATCTCTACTTTCTCATATACACTGTTTTCATTGTTAGAATCTCCTTTAGCTAAAGGATCAATAATAACTCTGTTTACCCTAAGTGAATATCGCGCTATCTTTTTGATGATTTCATCTGCTATCCATCGCCCATCTCCGTGCCCTACAATCTCGTGACATACATACTTAAACCCTCGTTCATCAGTAGCTATGAATAAGACGTGCTGAGGCTTTTTAGAATGAATATCAATCGCAAGGTCTACAGGCCAATGAGACGGCACTTCAAACCGTTGAATATAGTGCATCTTTTTATCAATCTCTAAAACCTTACCTTTTTTAGAAGATGAAATACCGTGATATCTAGCATCTATTTGTTCAGCATCAAGCTTAGAAAGAAAGTTATCCACCCCTTCTTGGCTGGTACCAAAACCAATATTTAAGTCCATCTTACCCTCAATAGAATAAATGCTTGGGTCAGATGTACCGTCAGGCAAAGTGCGATCAATAACTTCTTGCTCAATCCAAGGTTCCGTTAAAAGAGTCATTGAAAATATCTCACGTCCGTTATGATCTACAAGACCACGGGCACAAGCAGTTCTTACTTCTCTTCTGACAGGCTCGTCATACGCCACAATATGACCGTCCCAACCTTCAAATAGTTTGTCTTCCTGGTTATTGGACATAATCTCAATAGTAGATTTAGTTTCAATATCTTTCCAATAAGCACGAATACCAACGTTATTCTTCTTAACCTCAAGCGTTCGAGACTGGGGCCAAAGCTCATCAAACTTTGGTTCTAATACTGTTCTGATGTGCTTTTCCCAATCTTGCCCTACCCACCTTATTTTAATAGGCGGCTTCCAACCCATTAAATGCCAAAGATACCTTCCACGTTCAATAGGGTCCCAGGGAAATCTTCCCATAATGGCTGAAAGAAGATATACAAAAGTAGTAAACGTTTTTGAGATACGGTTACCCCCAGTAATGGTAATAACTTTAATCTTAGGGTTTGTCCAAGCAGTAAATGCTTCTAACTGTAAAGGGTTTGACTCCCATTTGCCATACCTACCAAGGTATCCTTTACCCGGGTGGTTAAAGAAAAGAAGTTTGTTTTCTTCTTCATATTTTCTTATTTTTTGTTGATTTTCTTTTTTTTGTGTAAGAAGGGAATCACGTTGCTGTTTTAAAAAAGCAAGTCTTTCTGAGGCATTACTCACAGAAGTTGTCATTGGTTTCCAATCTTTTCATTAATTGTTTTTTTTGTACTTCTACTAAACCTATACAATGATGCAAATATCCACATTTAAAACTACTAACTGTATTTTCTGCACAATATGAAATAATAATTGCTTCTATTTTATCTGCTTTTTTAGATATTTCTTTTGCAACATTTTGGATAGATTTAATAGATTCAAGACGATAATTAATTTCGTCAATCATATTTACTTTTTAACTTTTTT